CAGGTGTCAGTGATCTTCTTTTTGAGAATATTGATAAACAGACTGCTAGTGTGATTCGTGATGAGATTATATTAACAATTGAAAACTACGAACCAAGAGTTCAGATCATTGAAGTTATAGTTAAACCAAACTATGATGAGGGTGCTATGGATTGTAGTATTCAATATGAGATTGTTGGTATAGATGTTCCAGCACAGGAATTAACGTTAGCATTAGAACCCACTAGGTAAATGCCTTTAGTCAATTTCAGTAACTTAGATTTTGATCAGATAAAGACTTCGATTAAGGATTACCTTAAAGCGAATTCAAACTTTACTGATTATGATTTTGAAGGGTCAAACCTTTCAACCATTATCGATGTGTTAGCCTATAACACATATATTACTTCATACAATGCCAATATGGTATCGAATGAGGTATTCATTGATAGTGCAACATTAAGAGAGAATGTTGTATCACTTGCAAGAAATATTGGATATCTACCTAGATCTAGAAAAGCATCAAAGGCAAATATTAGTTTTAATGTTGATGCAAGAGATATATCTGCATCATCAATCACACTGAAAGCTGGTCTTGTTGTAACAACCAATGCAAGATTTTCAAGTGTAAGTTATTCATTTATTATTACAGAAGACATTACTGTTCCAGTTGATTCTACTGGTTTTGCTAATTTTGATAATATTGATGTATATGAAGGAACATATATCACTCAATCATTTACTGTAAGTTCTAGACTTCCCAACCAGAAGTTTATTCTTTCTAACCCAGGTATTGATACAGATCTTGTAAAGGTAATTGTAAGAGATTCTGAAACATCTACAGTTTCAAGGAAGTTCAATCAATCAGATAGTTTATTCAATATCAATTCATTATCACCAATTTACTTCCTTCAAGAAATTTCTGATGAGAGATATGAACTTTTATTTGGTGATGGTATTTTTGGAACAAAATTAGAAGAACCGAATTATATTGTTGTCAACTATGCTGTCTGTTCTGGACCTGAGGCTGATAACCTGGAGAATTTTAGATTTACTGGTAGTTTAGTTACCAACAATAATGTTGTTGTCAATAGTGGTATTTCCCTCATAACCACAAACATTCCATCATATGGTGGAAAGGATATTGAATCAACACAATCTATCAAAAAATATTCAACACAAATCTATTCTTCACAGAATAGAGCTGTTACTGCTTCAGATTATGAAGCCATTGTACCTAAACTCTATCCAGAAACTGAATCAGTATCTGCCTTTGGTGGTGAGGTATTGACCCCACCAGTTTATGGAAAGGTTTTTGTAAGTGTGAAACCACAGAATGGTGTATATCTTTCTGACAATATCAAAGAGAATCTTGTAAATGATCTTAAAAAATATTCTGTTGTCGGAATTGTACCAGAAATTGTTGATCTAAAGTATCTTTATATTGAAACCAAGTCAAGTGTATATTACAATACAAATCTTGCACCATCATCAGATCTTTTAAAGACACTTATTACAAATAACATTGAAACATATTCAGATAGTAAAGGATTGAATATGTTTGGTGCTAGATTCAAATATAGTAAATTCCAAAAGATCATTGATGATAGTCATGAGGCCATAACTTCTAATATCACTACAGTGACCATGAGAAGGGATTTGGAACCTGTGTTAAATAGTTTTACTGAATATGAGATTTGTTTTGGAAACCGTTTCCACATTAAGAGTGAAACTGGTTTTAATATCAAATCATCTGGTTTCAAGGTAAGTGGAATTAACGATACTGTTTATCTTGGTGACCTTCCAAACAGTAATATGAAGACAGGATCTATTTTCCTGTTTAAGTTAAATTCTCCCACAGAACCTGTAATTCTCAAGAGAGGAATTGGAACCATTGATTATATTAAGGGTGAAATTAAATTGAATCCTATTAATATTATTTCGACATCAGTATTCAGAAACATCTCATTGATTGAGATTTCATCAATACCATATTCAAATGATGTTCTTGGATATCAGGATCTTTACTTACAGTTAGACACATCTAACACCACTGTTGATATGGTCCAAGATAATATTTCATCAGGTAATGATGTTTCAGGTTCAAATTATCAAGTTACATCAAGTTTCATAAACGGCTCTCTTACCAGATAATAAAGAATGTCAGTAGATAGAATTAAATTCCAGAATATTGTCGAGAGTCAAGTTCCCGACTATGTTAGAGACGATTTTCCTCTACTTGTTGAGTTCTTAAAACAGTATTATGTCTCACAAGAGAATGAAAGTGGGACATATGATCTGATTCAAAACATAGATCAATATGTAAAGGTTGATGAATTATCCAATTTAGTAACTTCTACAGTTCTTTCTGATAACGTATCTTATACAGATACTACCATTAGAACTGCTTCTACTGGTAATTTTACTGATGGATTCCCAAATAGAGATGGTTTAATCCAAATTGACAGTGAAATTATCTACTATGAGTACAAAACAGACACTACTTTTGAAAATTGTAGTAGAGGATTTAGTGCTGTAACCTCTTATGAGAGTACAAACGCTCCAGATGAGTTAGTTTTTACTGAATCAGAGGCAGATACTCACACTTCTGGTGCAGAAATTAAGAATTTAAACAATATTTTCTTACAAGAATTCTTTAAAAAGATAAAAAATCAGTTTGTTCCTGGTTTTTCAGAGAGAACTTTATATTCTGACCTTGATCAGAGGAATTTTGTCTTCGGTGCAGACAGTTTTTATAAGTCAAAAGGTACGGACAGGTCTTTTGAGATTCTTTTTAGGGCTCTCTATGGTAAAGATGTAGAAGTTATAAGACCAAGTGAGTTTCTTTTAAGACCTTCTAGTGGAAATTATAAGGTAACTAACGATATTGTCGTAGAACAATACCTTGGAGACCCTTTGGATCTGAAAAATAGGACACTTTTTCAGGATTCTACAGGATCAAGAGGTTCTATTAGTAATGTAAGACCAGTTTCATACAATGAAAAGACTTATTATCAGGTAAGTGTTGACTATGGTTATCAAAGAGATATTGATACTAGAGGTTCTATTTTTAGTGAATTCAAACCAAACAGTAAAACAAGGGTTTTGAACAGTGTTTCTGTTGGTTCTTCTGTTATTGAAGTAGATTCAACTATTGGTTTTTCTGAAACTGGAAGTTTAGACACCAAAGATATTGATAATAATCCTGTCACTATCACTTATAGTGGTAAAAATGACAACCAATTCTTCAATGTGATTGGTGTAATCAAAGAAATTCCTAGATCAGAGGAGATTTCTAGTTCTGAAGTTGCATATGCTTACGTTAATAGAGACTCTCAACAAAAAATTGAGGTAAAAATTAGTTCTGCACTGAAAAATATCACCTTTAACGATAAAAATAACTCTCTTAGGACTGGTGATACTATCAAAGTTCAGTCTCTGGGAACTGAAATCAATACTGAAAAGACAAGAAATTGGATTCCAAACCTCAAAATTCATTGGAAAGTTAAATCACTCACTTTAATTGATAGTGTAGAGAGGGTATACAATGTTGTTGTTGAAAAAGATACTTTCTTAAAATCAGGTTTTGAAGTTACTCTTAGAGATTCGGATAATAATTTAAATATTAATGCGAATGTAAAATCAGTTTTTTCTAAAACAGAGTTTTCTATTAAAACTGAAAGTCTAGTTGATCTTCGTAGAGAATATGTTGTAGAAAATCAAACTCTACATACAAATTCATCAACATATTCGTATCTGGATAAGTACATTACTAACGTTCAGAACACTTATTCTAAATTTAATGGTGATCTTCTTGTATCATCTAACTCTATTCCAACATACAAGGGTATTGAAACAAATCCATATAACAGATCATTTCTTTTTACTGGATCAGCAACTAATAATATTATCCAATTAGTCAATTCTGGTGATCATGGTTTCTTCACTGGTGATGCAATTTATTATAACCCAGGTGTAACTACTACCACAACAACAGATACTGATGGTAACCAAATTGTTATAGAAACTCTGAGTTCCTTTACTGGGGTTAATGAAGGTGTTTATTATGTAAAGAGAGTTAATGAAATTAGTATTAAACTTTCTAAGAGTAGATCAGATATTTTTGAGGATAAGTACATTTCACTTGGTGGAAGTGTAACAGACGTTACATTTACATATTTCAAATACTATAACAAACCATTTGGACCACAATCAATTTATAGGAGTGTATTAACTCCTGTAAATGAAACTGGATTTAAGAAAACAATTCCAGGATACACTGGTATTCTTATTAATGGCGTGGAGATCTTAAATTACAAGTCTCCCAATAAAATTAATTATGGTACTATAACTGGTTTTAATGTTGTCAATGGTGGAAAAGGATATGACATCATCAATCCACCTGTCCTGACGATTTCTGATGTTGTAGGAACTGGTGCGACGGGTGTAGTCAATGTTAAAGGTCAATTAGAAAGAATTGATATTCTTGATACTGGTTTTGATTATCAGAAAAAACCAGTAGTATCAATCTCTGGTGGTAATGGATCCAATGCATCCGCAGAAGTAAGACTTTCTTCAGTAACTCATAGTGTATCTTTTAATGTAGAATCTTCATCTGCACAGATAAGTCTCGGTTCTAGTACTATTGGGTTCTCAACATATCATAAGTTTAGAGATAATGAAGAAGTAATTTATAAAACTGATACACAACAGGGTATCAGTGGTCTCACTACTGGAGCCTCATATTACGTTGGTGTTGTTGATAGTAAGACTATTAAACTATATGAAACTCCCGATGATTCTCTTGTTGGAATCAATACGGTAGCTTTAAATGATTTTGGTATTGGTGTTCATAGATTACAATCTTCTACATTGAAGAATGTTGTTACTTCTGTTGTAGTAACAAATCCTGGTAGTGGTTATGAAAACAAAGAGAGAAAGATTGTTGGTATCAATACTGCATTAGATAGACTTACAATTACTAATCATGGTTATTCATCTAAAGAAATTGTAAGATATTCATCATCTTCACCATCTGTTGATGGTCTTGTAGATTCTAAGGACTACTATGTTGTAAAAATTGATGATAATACTCTGTCACTTACAGAAATTGGTGTAGGAGACACATCCGTAGATTATTACTACAATAATAACATTTCTGTAAATTTAAGATCCACAGGATCAGGTTCTTTCAACTACAAACCAATTGTTGTCAGTGTTGACGGTATTACTGGTGTTTCAACCAGAACAGATCAAAACTTCTCATGTCAAGTTCAACCAGTATTCAGAGGAAGTATTGAATCTGTTGATCTGACAGAAAGTGGAACTGGATATGGTTCTTCAGAAATTGTCAATTTTGATAGACAACCACTTATTACTCTTAATAGTGGTTCTAATGCGGTACTCATTCCAATTATTAATAATGGACAAATTGTAGATGTTATAATTAACAACTCTGGATCAGGTTATAACTCTCCACCAGACTTAGAAATTACAACTACAACTGGAAAGAATGCTTCACTGACTCCAGTTCTTAATAATGGTGCAATTGAATCCGTAAAAATCATTAAACCTGGTGCAGGTTATGTTGCAAACAAGACATCAATCAAGGTACTTGCTTCGGGTGGAGAATCTGTAATTAATTCATCCATCAAAGAGTGGAATATTAACCTCTTTGAGAGAAATTTTGATAATATCAATGGTGATGATGGTATTCTTGATCTTAATCTTCAAGATAATGAACTTCAGTATTCTCACCTTTATGCACCACGTCCTTTAAGAGAAAACACATTTGTTATTGCAGGAACTTCTGATGATAATACATTATATGGAACTTTTGATCTTACTAAGGTAAATGGACAAGAGATTTCAAATGCATATCACTCACCAATTATTGGTTGGGCATATGATGGTAATCCAATCTATGGACCATATGGCTTTTCAAATCCTGCAGGATCTGGTAGTGTAAAGAGAATGCAGTCTGGGTATGGACTCAAGAATTCTATTCCTAATAGACCTTCATTCTCACTCTATCCATCAGGTTTCTTTGTTGAAGATTATGAATTTGTTGGTGATGGTGATCTTGATGAACATAATGGTAGATTCTGTGTTACACCAGACTATCCAAATGGAGTATACGCATACTTCACAACCATCAATAGTACTAATGACTCATCTGGTCCTTTTGATGGATATAGAAGACCACAGTTCCCATATGTAATTGGTGATACTTTCCATTCTATCCCAAATAGTTTCAACTTTAAATCAAGTTCCAATCAAAATGAATATGATATTCAGAATGATGGATGGTTGAGAAATACTTATTATTATAATTTGGATGATACTGACAATGGATATGATTATATCTTTAACTCCAATCTTGTAAAGGAACAGAATATTATAGTTACATCTGCTTCCTCTGGAACTATACAAAATATTGGTATTGTTACAGGTGGATCAAATTATCAACTTAATGATACTGTAGTATTTGATAATAGTGGTACTAATGGAAAGAATGCACGTGCATATGTTTCATCTCTGAAAGGAAAACAGATTCAAACTGTAAGTGTATCAAGTACCATATTCTATGGTGTTGAATTTACTCCTTCTGTTAATGGAAGTTTCCTTGGTTTATCCACTGAGATTCATAGTTTTGATAATGGAGATATTGTTAATGTCACTGGTCTTTCATCTTACTTTAAAGGTCTTGATGGATCATATATTGTTGGAGTTAGAAGTGACAACTTTGTTTTGAATCTTGGTCTTTCTACTGCAAATACTAATGATGTAGATTATGCATATGTTGGTGGTAATTTGAATTTCCCATCCATCAGACCAAATGATATTCTTACAGTTGATAGTGAAAAGGTAAGAGTATTGAACATTGATTCAATATCTAAAAGAATTAGAATTCAGAGAGGTGTAGAAGGTACTACTCCAGTACCACACAGTAATTCTAAACCACTGTATGAAAATCCTAAGAAATTTACCATTAACGTTGGTTCATTAACAACAACCAGAACATTCAATATTAATACAGTATTGTATTTTGATCCCGCAGAATCTGTTGGTTTGGGAACTGTTCTTGGAACAGGTATTGGAAATACTATTACCTTCTCAAATCCTGGTGTTGGTATTACTCAGGTATTTGTTGAACCTCAATCCATCTATTATCCAGACCATGAACTTAGGTTAAATGACAAAGTCATTTATTCGTCAAATGGTGGTACAAGTATTCAGGTATGGAATGGTATATCTACATCTTATGTTGACCTTACATCCTATCCAAGTCTCTATGCAGTTCCTTTAAGTAATTCCACTATTGGTATTAGTTCTAACAAGGTTGGACTTAGTTCCCTTGGAACTTATGTTGGTGTTAATACAACTACGGCACTTCTTTACTTTACTTCTGTTGGTGTTGGTAATACACATAATTTCACTACTGTTTTGAATGATGTCATCACTACTGAAGTATCTAAAAATACTGTAACTGTTTCAACCGCGTCTTCGCATGGGTTGAAGTATGGTGATTATATAAATGTAAATATTAAACCAACTTTTACTGAAACTGTAACTGTAAAGTATGATGATTTCAACAGAAGAATTGTATTTGATCCAAGATCATTTGTTTCTGGAGATGTTGATACATTAAGAAACACAATTCAGTTCTCAAATGAATATTTCAAACTTGGTGACAAAGTCATTCACACTTCTTCTTCACCATCTGGTGGTCTTAAGAATGAAGGAATCTATTATGTTGTACCATTCAATGGAACAAAGGTAAGATTGGTAAGAGAAAGATATGAAGTTACTTTATCAAATCCAAACTTTGTAGACATTACTAGTGCATCTTCTGGTACTCTTTCTAAGATTAATCCATTAGTCAATATTAAGAAAAATAATAAACTCAAGTTTGATCTTTCCGACAAATCTCTTTCTTATATTAACTCTGGTGTAAGATATGCCGCATTTGATATGAATCTCTATTCTGATAGAGAATATTCAAATATCTTCTTCACCACAGGTAATACAAGTTCTTTTGAGGTTACCAAAACTGGTAGACCAGGTGTTGATTCTAATGCAAATCTTACTCTGAATGTTCGTGACGATATTCCCTCACAACTATACTACAAATTTGATACTGATAATAATGATCTCATTCCAAATGTAAAATCACAAATCATTATTGATGAGGATGTAACTCAGTTTAATGGTATTGAGATTATAAAAACAAACTATGATGGTAGTCATAGTATTGTTGGAATTTCTACAACATCATTCAAATACAGTATTCCTGCCGTTCCTGATGTTTCAGTTTATGATTCATCAAATTCAAATCCAGAATACACTACAAATTCAAGTACTGCATATGGTCCAATTTCAAAAATCAACATTCTAAATGGTGGTGTTGGTTATAGACAACTTCCTGGTATTACATCTATAAGAAGTGGAATTGGTAGTAATGCTATTTTAACAATATCAGGTGATAATGTTGGTCAAGTTCTTAATAGTAAATTTGAGGATATTGGATACAATTATCCATCTGACCAGACACTTAAGGTCGTTGCAAATGTTCCAGAAGTATTAGAAGTAGATACTCTATATTCTTTTGAGAGTATTGGTATTACTTCTTCTGGTAAAAACTATTTGGTAAATCCATCACTTATTGTTCTTGATGGATTTACTAGAAAAGTTGTAGAAAATGTTGACATTAGATACACTCTTGGTTCTACAGAGGTAGACATTCTTAAAAATACTAATGGATTGTATGAAGCAATTCCAACCATCATTCCAGTACAAAACTCCAATGGTGTTGGTATTTCATCCATTACTTATACAGATGCAACAAAAGTTGTTAGAGTATATCTGGACGCACAGTTTAGTGATTCCCAAGACTTTAGATATAAGACTGGTGCAAAAGTTCTAATTGAGAATGTTGCAATTGGAATTGGATCAACAGATAGAGGATACAACTCTCAAAATTATGGATATAATTTATTTGAAGTCACCAGTTTTGATGCCCAAGTTGGTGGTTCTGGAGCATACTTTGAATATAATCTCAGTGGGTATTTGAAGAGTGGTGAAATTCCAGGTACATTTGATTCTACAAGATCCTCTGGTAGGGCAATTCCTGAAAGTGATTTCCCTGTATTTAATATTACACTGACCACAAATAACTTCTTTGTTGATGAAGAAGTAACTTCTGGCGACAAAAAGGGTGTTGTTGAAAGATGGAATTCAAATAATAAAACATTGATAGTTTCATCACCTGATGAATTTGATGTTGGTTCAAAAATTATTGGCAAATCTTCTGGAACTGAAGTTATTGTTGGTAAAAAATTCGATTTTAATTCTTCAGTTTCTACAGGTGCAGGAACAACTTATATTAATGGGTGGCAATCAAATATAGGTTTCTTGAATGATTCACTTCAGAGAATTCCAAATAATGAATATTATCAGAATCTTTCATACTCACTGAAGTCTGTAGTACCCTTAGAAACCTGGGATGATACTGTAAGTAGTCTTGGTCATGTTAGTGGACTTGCTAAGTTTGCTGATCTTACAGTTGAAAGTGTTGATGACATTACTGGACTTGGTGTAGTAGTACCTGTTCAGAGTGATATTGATGTTGTAATTGATGTAATCAGTGAAGCAAATATTCATTGTTTCACTGATTTTGATAGTGTTTCTGAGAATGCCGTTGATAATAATAGAAATCTTATTTCGGATGAGATCTACTTCACTAACAGAACTCTTGTAGATTATAATGAATCATTTGGAAATAGGGCTCTGAGTATTGATGATTTCAGTAGTACTTTTAATAGTATTGAAAGATCAACACTTTATTCAACCGTCTCATCTTATTCATCAAACCAAAAATACAATAAAATTCTCACACATGTACATGATACTGTTCTTACTAACAGAAGACAAGTATTATTTGTATCTGTTCTTCATAATAATACCACAGCTTACATCTCAGAGTATGCTGATGTTGATACTAGAATACACCTTGGTTCTTTCGACTTCGTTCCAAATTCTGATTCGTCAGAATGGCTCTTGAGATTCTACCCCACAGACTTTGCATACAATTCATACAATGTAAGTACCCTTTCATTCAGTCTTCTTGATAATGTTAGTGGTGTTGGAACAACAACCTTTGGTAATATTATTGAGATTGATAGTTCACATGTTGATGTTCCTGTATCAACTACCACAACAGTTGTTTCTATAGCAAATACTTATAGATCTTCCAAGTTACTTGTTCAGATTGAAGATACTAATAATGATTACTCAATTAGTGAACTCAATCTGATACATGATGGAACTGATGTATATCTTTTAGAATATGGGGATATAGCAACTAACACTACTGGTTTTGGAACCTTCAATGCATATATCAGTGGTAGTAATGTTGTTGTTGATCTTGTTCCAAGTGTCGGTGTTGCATTAACCGTAAATTCTTCAATTATTGCAACAGCAGATTCAACTGTTACAGGTGTTGCTGGAACAGTATTCTTAGATTATGCTAAATTAGAGTCTGCACATACATCAATTGCATCCTCTGGTTCACCTGGAGTGACTACGATTTCCAGTCTCTCTGATCCTATAGAATCTTCTTATTATGTTGTTACTGTTGAAGATACAACAAATAATGAATATGAATCATTTGAGGTTATTTCACTGAAATCTATAAATGGACCATCTGAGTTTGTTGAATATGCAAACATTTATAGTAATGGTTCTTTAGGGCAGGTTGGTCTCAACACCAGTAATGGTACAATAGATCTTACATATACACCTAATGCAAGTATTGATGTAGAGGTAAGAGTATTCTCTATTGGGATGTTACCATCAGACATTGAAACTAGTAGACCTTCACTTATTGATCTTAATAATTTACATATTAAGACTGATGAGGGTACTTACATTGGAAATCAACTAGACCTTATGACCGCATTTGGTCTGAAACATAAGGGTGATCAGATCTTCTTGAGAGGATTTGATGGTAGTGATCCTTCAATTGTATCTACAACAGATAATAGTGTTCTTATTCCAAATCATTTCTTTGTAACTGGTGAAGAAGTTACTTATACTTCACCTGGTATTGGAAGCACTGCTTCAATTGGAATCGCACTGACAACAGTTCCTGGTATTGGTCTTACTGACAAATTACCATCAACACTTTATGTTGTTGCTCTAGATAGCAAACAGATTCAGTTTGCGACTACCGCAGAAAATGCACTGAAGACAAATCCTGTAATTCTTAGTATTGGTTCTACTGGTATTGGTGTTGGACATAGTATCACAGCCACAAAACAGAATCAAAAAGTTCTACTTGCAGTTGACAATATTGTACAATCACCAATTGTTGCATATGGAGTCACAAGTGCACTTGCTCAAGATGTGGTATTCCAGACAGACATTCTTCTGACAGGTATTACTTCAATCTTCACTGGTGATAATCTTCGTATTGGTGATGAAATTGTTACTGTTGCTTCAGTTGGAGTTGGTAATACAACATCAATCAATGTTATTAGGGCAAGAATGGGAACCACTAGAGCATCACATACTGCTGGTGATCTGGTCGAAAAACTGAGTGGTGAATATAATATTGTTGGAAATACTCTAAACTTTGCCTCTGCACCTAAGGGTCCAACTCCAGTTGGTGTTGCCGTAACTGTAGATCCAGATGAGGTTGATTGGACTGGTCTTACTACATCATCATCTTTCCAAGGAAGATCATTTATGAGATCTGGTATCCTCAATACAACTGAGGAGACTTACACTCAAAACTATATTTTTGATAATATTTCCTATAAGTTCACTGGTATTACAAGTGAATTTACTTTGACAAATAATGGTTCAAATGTGACTGGTATTGCAACTCAAAACGCATTTGTTGTCATCAATGGAATTACACAACAACCCACTGGAGATCAACCACCTTCACTTCAGGTAGGTGACTTTAGATTGAGTGAAGAAACTGGCATCACATCTATCACATTTACTGGTAATGGTGGATCGCCTACTGGTTGGGATCCAAATAATGGAGCATATCCAATTGGTGGATCGATTGTATCAATTGGTTCTTCTAATGGATTTGGTTATCAACCTTTAGTTGCTGCTGGTGGAACTGTCACTGTTTCTTCAACTGGAACAATCACCTCTGTCAGTATTGCCAATTCTGGTTCTGGTTACAGATCTGGTATTCAGACTGTTGTTAATGTAGGTGTTCAAACTTATAGTAGTGGAATTCCAAACATTGAATTTATTGGAACTGCTGCTATTAGTGGTGGTCATATTGTAAGTGTTGCCATTACAAATCCAGGTGTAGGATACACTGGAACCAACCTTCCTGATCTTGTAATTGATGATCCTCTCAGTTATGACAATATTCCTTTGGAATATTCACCAGGTGTTGTTGGATCTGGACAAAGTGCAACTATTGATATTGTAGTTGGACAAGGATCCAGTGTTATCAATTTTAGAATCAGAAACCCTGGATTTGGTTATGGAAATAATGAGAAATTGACTATTCCTACTGGAGGAACCACAGGTATTCCAACTGATCCAAGTGTAACATTTGAAAGATTTGATATTCTTATTGATAAAACATATTCAGATAATTTCAATTCATGGTCTGTTGGTGAGTTGGAAGTTCTTGATACCTTTGATAGTAAATTTGATGGAGCTACAACTAATTTCCAATTAACTCTCAATGAAGAACCATTTGTAATTCAGGCAAGAACTGGTTCACCTATTGATCTTGATCAGACTTTGATTGTTTTTATCAATGATGTACTTCAAGTTCCTGGTAATGGATATGAGTTTACTGGTGGTAGTATTATTAAATTCAGTGAGGCGCCTAAGGTAGGTGACACTTCTAAGGTAATTTTCTACAAAGGAACATCTGGTACTGATGTCAGATTTGTAGAGATTTTAGAAACTGTTAAAGTTGGTGATACTCTGGATATTGACAACAATCCAGAACTTGGTCAGGGATTTGGACTTGATGAGGATCCAAGAGTTGTTAATAATATTATTACAGCTGACACTGTAGAGACCATTCCATATATTGGACCTGGTATTACAAGAGATCAAAACCTCTTGAGACCTGTTACTTGGTGTAAACAACTTGTTGATAAGATTATTGATGGTGAAGTTGTTGGTAAAGATAGAACTCATTATGAACCTTTGATTTATCCTGCATCTTATTTGATTCAACCTGTTAGTGCCGCAGCAACTTTTGGTTATGTTGATAGTGTGACACCACTTTATGATGGAGAGAATGAAGCAACGAAAAGACAATTCCAAAACAGAATTATCATTACATCACAAGATCTTATTGATGCATCAACTGCAACTGCTACAGTATCTGTTGCTGGAACAATTAGTTCAATTAACATCACCAATGCAGGATTAGGATACACCCTTTCTCCAGAAGTTACAATTTCTACACCTATTGGAATTGGAACAACTCAAAGAGCAACTGCAACTGGTCATGTTGTAAATGGTGGTTTAAACTCTGTCACAGTTGTAAACCCTGGAACTGGATATACATCATCCAATCCACCAAAGGTTCTCATTTCAACACCGAAACAGATAAGAGAATCAATTCCTGTTAGTTCTTATGTTGGTGATTATGGTGTAGTTGTTGCGATGGGTAGATCAACAATCTCTGGTCAAGATGAATTGATTGTGGATTTCTATATTCCTGAAGATTCATACATGAGAGATGTAAATCTTGTTGGATCTGCGGTTACTGTTAGTGGAATTAGTACTGGTGATTATTTCACTATGTTTAATACAAATGTATCAGTTGCAACTACTGCAGGAACTCTGATCAGTCAGAGAATTGATGGATCACATATTGGTATTACTACTGTATTTGCTGATTTGGTTTATCAAGCCAAGAATGCATATACAGTTGAGTCAAATGTAAGTGGTGTAGGTGTAACCTATGTAAGAAGAATCTTCTCAAATCTCGTTGGGATTACTAGTGGAACATCATTTGATAAAAACTTCATTACATTTGATTCTACATTGTTTACTTTTGATAGTAGAGAGTTCCAAATCTTTACTGGTGGTATTACTACTTCTCATTATTTGGGTGAATTTAGTTGGGGTAAAGTTGATTTTGAATCTAGAGTTGGAATAAACACTTTCAATTTCTATGGAAATGATGGTTATACAGGTATTTCAACTTCTGCTTTGGTTATCAGACAAAATCCTTTGAAATCTGATAATTACGTTTGAGATAATAAATAAACTTATAAAAGGGTTCAGAAGTAATGGCAAAACTTGGAATTAACACTGGTACTACACCAAATGATGATACTGGTGATTCTCTCCTAGATGGTGCAGTCAAAGTCAACAGCAATTTTGACGAAATTTACACCCTTCTTGGAGATGGTACTACACTATCTGTTGGGGTAGTTACTGCCATTACTGCTGGGACAGGTATTAATGTTAGTAGTGCATCAGGTGATGTAACTATTACTAATACTGGTATTGCACAAACAGCAAATATTAAAGCTGATACTGTAAATGTAACTGGTGTTGTCACAGCCACATCATTCTCTGGTGATGGTTCAGGATTGACTGGTCTTGGTGGTACGGCAAATATTAAGTATGATACTGTAAATGTAACTGGTGTAATTACTGCTTCATCATATCAAGGAAGTGGAGTTGATTTAACAGGTATTGTTACTTCAATTACTGCTGGAACTAATATTACTGTTAGTGGTTCTACTGGAAATGTCACTATCAATGCTGGTGTAGCAGATACATCAAATGTCAGAACAAACACTTTAACGGTTTCTGGTGTTTCTACTTTTAGTTCAGATGTATCAATTGGTGGTACTGTTAGTGTTGATGGTGTTTCCACATTTGGTTCAGATGTATCAATTGGTGGAAGTATAACTGTTACTGGACTTTCTACTTCTACTTTCAGTTCAGATGTATCAATTGGTGGAACTGTTCTTGTTGATGGTGCAATAAATTTAACAGGCATTAATACCAGTGTTACAGGAACTGCAGGGACAGTAGGTGAAATTAAAAAGATTGGTGGAGCACCATTTTATTATGATGGAACTACTTGGAGAGAGTTCTATTTAATTGATGCAGTTCAGGTCACAAACACTCCTGATACTGATTGGGATAATACAATTATGAGAATGACTTTTGATGACTCTGGAGATTTTGATGATATTAGATTTGGAGCAACTCCTACTTTGATAGGTTCTCCTACAAATGTAACAGCTCCAGTAAAAATTGGAACAAGATCTTTGAGATTGTCAGATAATTCTGATGCTCTCAAATTTCCATATAGATCCGAATATGATTTTACTGGTGAGTGGACTATGGAATTTTGGATTAACTTTGACAGTATTACCAACGGAACTAGTTATAGTAATTCTAATTCATTTATTGCTGCTGCTAGAGATTCATCCACTGTTAATTCCATTAGTTTTGGAGCACGTGGTGCCGACTCCTCCAGTACATTAAAATTTAACTTTTACTGGTGGAATCAACGGCGTTCACCCAATTATATAGATCTCTCAGAAGAACTCACTAAATCAGATTATATCGGTCAATGGCACCATATTGCTTTAGCAAAACAACCACTTGACGGATCACTTCATCTTTATATTGATGGTGTAGAATCTGGTATTACTACTACAAGTTCAGTTACTGATAATTCAATCTATCAAGATAGTGATAATACCTTGAATATTGGTAGTTTCGAGTCTGGTTATGGCATTCTCTCTCGTCTTGATGCATCAATTGATGATTTAAGAATTTCTACAGTAGCGAGATATACATCTATTGGAAGTTCAACATCAACAACATTTAGTCCACCAACCACTCAATTACCAATTACTGGTTCAACAACAACTGTTGTAATTCCACCAACAGATAAACGAGGAGAGATTGTTCTTGGTAGTTCACCTACTTGGGTTGGTACATCAGGAGTTACTGTTACTCGACCATCAGGTGGTAATTATCGCTTGACATTTACAACACCATTTACAAATGCTGATGATTATTTTGTTTTTGCAAATGTAATGGAAACTACTAATAGTGATCCTGTTGGTGTTGGTATTGCAAGATCTACAGATCATGTTGATTTTAATCTGGAAAAACAATCTGACAATAGTGCCATTGATATTGGTAATCTTTCTGTACAGATTATTCGTTATTGATAAATAAGAAAAAGTAGTAATTACTATAAAATGGCTAAACAAGGTATTAGTACAGGAACAACACCTAATGATGGAACAGGTGATACTCTTCTAGATGGTGCTGTTAAAATTAATGATAACTTTGATGAACTGTACACACTATTGGGTGATGGAACCACTCTGACAAGTAATATTGTCAACACAATTGTCGCAGGTGACAATATTACTGTTAGTGGTGCAACTGGTAATGTAACAGTTACTGGTATTGGAACTGCAGATATTGATACTGATAGAATCAATGTTAGTGGTGTAGTAACCGCAACTAAGTATGAGGGTAGTGGTGTTGAACTTACTGGTATCGTTACCAGTATTACAGCAGGAACCAACATTACTGTATCTGGATCTACAGGTAATGTGACCATCAACGCCTCAGGAGGAGGTGGTGGTAGTGGAAGTATTTCTGTTGGATATGGAGCAACTGTTGGGCAGACACCTTACATTGTAGGAACAGGTGTTACAAGAGTTGATTTTGTAGGAGCAGGATATACAGTAACAGTTTCTGATGGTATTGCCACTGTTAGAAACTTGAAGATGGATCTGAAGCAGATCAACTTCACTAGTGCAGGATATGCAACCACAATCAATGAAGGATCACAAATCAGTTACACAGCAACAGTAGATGATTCAAATGCTGTATTTGCTATTGAAGATAGTGGCGGTTTGACTGGTATTGGAATCAACTACTCAACAGGTGCAATGGGAGGAGGACAACAAGCATCTCCTGGAACATATACAGTAAAACTTAGAGCATCCACACCATTTGGAATGTCTGATAGTTTCCCAGTAACTGTTGGAATTAACACATTCTCTCTTACAATGGACACCGTGTTTGGTGATGCCGAATCATTACTTGTTGGTGATGATGATGTAACAGATGCTCAGTATATTGCTCTGGGCTCTGGTGGAGTTGTTGCTAATGATGGTGTTAACTATGTAATTGATAGGGACAATAGTGTCCTTTCAAACGCTACAGAACACGCTCTTTACTATGACAACACCAACAATGCTTTGATTGGTTTTAGATATGATAGTGGAGGGTCGCTCAATGGTGTTGGTAGATGGACCAGTGTAACAACTGCTGTTGACGGAACTGATGTTGGTTCTGGTTCAATGTGG